CGGGATTTCCACCGCTGGACAGACGGCAAGCTGTGGCTGTACGACCAGCAGAACAGCGTGACGCCAGACCGCATCCTGGCGGTGGCCCGCTACGCGCACGCCGAGCTGGGCGTCAATCACATGGTCATCGACAACCTGATGACTTGCGGGATTGCCGAGGACGGTGACGGCTGGCAGAGCAAGCAGAAGAACTTCGTACTGGCGCTGTCGTGTCATGCGCACGACACCCGGCAGGCGGTGCATCTGTTGGCGCACGTTCGGAAACAGCAGGACGAATCCCGGCCGCCTTCGAAGTTCGACGTTCGAGGTTCCGCCTCGATCACCGATCTGGCGGACAACGTCTTCACGGTCTGGCGGAACAAGCCGAAAGAGGCGGACAGGGAAAGCGGGAGCATGGCGAAGAGCGGCGAGCCCGACTGTCTGCTGATCATCGACAAGTGCCGGCACGGGACATGGGAGGGACGAATCCAGCTCTGGTACGACATCGGCAGCCAGTCATACCTGGGGCACGAGCATGAGCATCCGAAAGCGATGCGGTTCGATGACGAGACGGAGGTGGAATTCTGATGGCGACCGTGACGAGGCGGTTCAGAGACAACTTCGAGGCTTTCGCGGCCCACCGAGTGGCTTCCGGAGAGTTCACGGCGGAGGAGATGGAGGGCCTGCGGGATCTGGTCCGCAAGGACTTGCAGCCTGGGCCGGACCAGATTCGAGGCGCTGTTGACTGCCTGGAGATCGCCGGCGTGAAAGTCCCGGCGACGATTGACGACGTGGAAGACCGATACCGACTGTGGGACGAGTTCTTCGCTGCTGAGGCGGATGACATCATGCTCCAGCAGGGGATGTCGGCATGAGCGAGATGGCGATGACGAACGGCCTTGGTATGGACTGGTACGCACGTCAGTTGCAGAGGCGCGAGGATCAGGCGAATGGTCTGCCGGGCAGCGATTTGTTCATGATCCAGTATAAGGAGATTCGTGACGGCGGGCGCGCTGTCGGGCGGAAGGATGATGTCGGAAAGCCGCGCTGTGCCCTTGTCTTGCTCGGCTTCTCGCGCGCGCTGATCGAGGTATCGAAGGTCGGGACGCTTGGCGCCCAGAAGTACGCCGACGACGGATGGCAGCACGTCAAGAATGGCAGGGAGAGATACACCGACGCCATGCTGCGCCATCTGTTGGCGGAGCATACCGGGAAAGCCGACGAGGATGGTCTTTCGCACGCTGCGCACGTCGCGTGGAATGCTTTGGCGCGGCTCGAACTGCTGCTGATGGATGGCGAGAAGTGACTGACGACGAGCGCGAAGCCTACGAAGAGCGGGCCGCCATCCTCGAATTCGACGCCGGGATGAGTCGCGAGGATGCGGAGAGGCTGGCGGCGAAGATGGTTGGCGACGTGCGGCGGGAGTGGGCGGCGAATGTCCGATGAGCTCTTCAGCTTCAACCTCGCATCGCAGCTCTCGGCGCTCTGCACGTCGAGGATCGAGGCCAGGGAACCGCCGCCGGCCAAGCGGAATGGCGTCCCCGCGCAGGCCAGTGCAACGCGCCTGGTGCTGGACTACCTGCGGTCGCAGCCGGGGTTCCGGCGGCAGTGCGATATCCGGTGGGCGCTCAAGCTCAGTCATCCGTCGGTGGCCTGGGCGCTGCAGTGCCTGCGCAGGGCGGGGCTGGTCGATGTGGTGCAGGACGCGGCGCGGAATCCGCGTTACATGAGGTATCGGGCGAGGACATGAGCAGGTTCAACGAACATGGGCTGACGCCCCAGCAGGAAGCGTTTGCGGTGGCTGTGGCTGCCGGATCGAACCTGTCCGACGCCTATCGAAAGGCATACCCTCGTTCGTTGAGATGGGTGCCTGAAACGGTCCACGAGGCCGCCAGCAGGATGGCGGCAAATAGCAAGGTATCAGCAAGGGTTGCCGCCTTGCGTGCCGCGGCAGAAAAGGTGTCGACCCTGGAAGCCGCCCGTGTGCTGGATGAGATCGCGAAGCTCGCGCACTCGGACATCGCCGGCGTTTGGCACGAGGATGGTCGCGTGAGGTTACCTCATGAGCTGGACCCGGCAACCCGCGCTGCGGTGGCGTCATTCGAGATCGATGCCAAGGGCGTCATCAAGTACCGGTTCTGGGACAAGAACGCAGCGCTCGAGAAGGCGGCCAGGCATCTCGGACTGTACGAGAAAGACAACAAGCAGAAGACCGACCCGCTGCAGTCCTTGCTCGACTCTCTCAGCGGCAACGTGATCGGGCCGAAGCCCGACAACACGGGAAGCATCATTCGGCCGGAAGGCGACCACGATGTCTCCTGACGAACTGAAGCGCCTCCTCGAGGACCCGGCGCTGCGTCTCGAAACCCTCTACTGGATCATCACCAAGGGCGAGGGCGACGACGACCTTGTCGTGCGCTTCGTGCCGAACGCCGTGCAGCGCCAGCTCGTGGAGCGGTTGTGGCACCGCAACCTCGTCCTCAAGGCGAGGCAGCGCGGCATCACGACACTCATCGCCATCCTGTGGCTCGACACCGCGCTGTTTTACCCGGGACCGGTGTACTGCGGGATCATCGCCCACGAGCGGGAGGCGGCCGAGGAGATATTCCGGACCAAGGTGGTGTTCGCCTACGAGCACTTGCCGGAGGAGCTTCGGGCGAAGTTCCCGCTGGCGAAGAAAACCGCCACCGAACTGGTCTTCGCCCACAACGGCGCGACGATCCGCGTCGCCACCTCAATGCGCTCGGGCACCATCCACCGGCTGCACGTCAGCGAACTCGGGAAGATCGCGGCCAAGTATCCCTTCAAGGCCAAGGAGGTTCTGACCGGGTCCGTTCCGGCGGTGCCAACGTCCGGCGTCCTGGTGGTCGAGAGCACCGCGGAGGGACAGGACGGCGCCTTCTACGATCTGGCGCAGATCGCCAAGGCGACGGCCGATTCCGGCCGGGCGCTGAGCGCGAAGGACTACCGCTTCCACTTCTTCAGTTGGTGGGATGCCGACGAGTACGAGCTCGACCCTGACCTGGTTGTCTTCACGGAGAGTGACCACGAGTACTTCCGGCGTGTCGAGGCGATCATCGGGCGGTCGATCTCGATGCGCAAGCGCGCTTGGTATGTGGCCACGCGGCGCGCCGACTTCGCCGACGAGGCGCCGCTGATGTGGCAGGAATACCCGTCCTATCCGGACGAGGCATTCGCCGTGTCGATGGAGGGGTGCTACTACGCGACGCAGATCACCACCGCGCGCCTGCAGGGACGCATCCTGCCGAGCCTGCCGCGCGTCTCTGCGCCGGTGAACACCTTCTGGGACATCGGCAAGGGCGACATGAACTGTATCTGGTTCCACCAGCGCGTCGGGCCGGAGAACCGGTTCATCCTGTACTACGAAGCGAGCGGCGAGGACCTGGACCACTACGCGGCTTACCTGCAGGACACTGGCTTCATCTTCGGCACGCACTACCTTCCGCACGAGGCCGCCCACAAGCGCATCGGCAAGGACGCGGATCACAACCAGAGCATTCGCGAGATGCTGGAAGAGTTGCTACCCGGTCATCGCTTCGAGGTGGTCCCGCGCGTGACGCAACTGATCTCCGGCATTCAGGCCACCCGTCGTCAGTTCGCCACGTGCGTGTTCGACGAGTCGGGTTGTCAGCAGGGCATCAAGCGGCTGACTGCGTACCGGAAGCGCTGGGACAAGGTTCGCGGTTGCTGGTCGGACAATCATGAGCACAATGATGACTCGCACGGCGCCGACGCCTTCCGGCAGTTCGGACAGGTGGCGGACTCCGGGGATGACTTCGCTGTCGCCAGCGATCAGCGCGCGGCAGCATCCAGGCGCCGGCCGGCCAGTTGGCGCGTATAGGACACAAGATGCTGGACAGCAAATCCGCAGGGCTCACCGTAGAGCAGCAGACCGAAACCGAGCTCAGTCTGAGCGAGTTCACGACCTTCCTCGATGAAATCAGGGAGCAACCCGCATGGCGCACGACGGCCGATCGCGAGGCGGACTATTGCGACGGCAACCAGCTCGACTCCGAGCTCCTGCAGCGCATGCAGGAGCTTGGCATCCCGCCCGCCATCGAGCCGCTGATGGGTCCCGTCATTGCGTCGGTGCTTGGCATGGAGGTACGGAATCGCGGCGACTGGAAGGTGACGCCTGAGTCGCCGGACGACTCGACGGATGTGGCCGACGCCCTCAACTACAAGCTGCACCAGGCGGAATCACGTTCGCACGCGGACGCCGCGTGCAGCGACGCGTTCAAGTCGCAGATCACCGTCGGCTTGGGGTGGGTTTTCGTCGGGCGCGAGGAAGACCCGTTCTTGTACCCCTACAAGGTCGAGGCGATCCACCGTAACGAGATATTCTGGGACTGGTTCGCCAAACCAGACCTGTCCAACGCTCGCTACCTGATACGCCGTCAGTGGTTCGACAAGCGAATCCCCGCCTTGATCTTCCCGCAGCACGCGGAACTGATTCGCTCGGCCTGCTCCGGATGGTCGGAATTCCGTCTTGACTCTTTCTCCCGTGGTGGGGCAGGGGGGCAACTTCCAGATTTGTTCGCATCACAGGAACAGGAGCGCTCATGGTCGATCGAGGAGGCGCAGTGGCGTGACGCAGGCAGGAGCCGAGTTTCTCTGTTCGAGTGCTGGTATAGGCGGTGGGAGAGTGTCACCGTATTGCGCTCGCCGGACGGCCGAGTGGTCGAGTACGACAAGGACAACTCGGCGCACCTGGTTGGCCTGGCCACAGGAGTGGTGCGGCCGGAGCGGGCGATTGTTTCGCGTGTCCGGTTGTCGTGGTGGCTTGGGCCCCATAAGCTCGCTGATATACCGAGCCCGTACAAACACGGAAGGTTCCCGTACGTGCCGATGTGGGGGCAGATAGAGGACAGGACGAGAGTTCCCTACGGCTTGGCGCGCGGGATGATGTATTTACAGAACCTTGTCAACGTGCTGCACAGCAAGTCGCAGTGGATGATGACCGCCCGCCGCGTCGTGCGCACGGAGGGCGCGGTCAAGGGCGATGACGAGCTGTTTCGGCAGGAGGTCGCCCGGCCGGATGCCGACATCGTGCTGTCTGCGAAGGCGATGCGCGAAGGCGGGGTGTTCAAGGTCGAGACTGATTTACAGCTCACCCAACAGCAGTTCCAGCGCCTGGCCGACACGCGCGAGGCGATACGCCGCGTCGGCGGCATCTACTCCGAGTTCCAGGGCCAGAACAGCAACACGACCAGCGGCGTGCAGTTCAACAGCCAGGTAGAGCAGAGCAATCAGTCTCTGGCCGACATCCTGGACAACTTCAAGACCGCGCGAACGGCTGTTGGCGATCTTCTGTTGTCTGTGATCATCGAGGACTCAATCGGGAAGCGTGAATCTGTGTTCCTGGACGGGAAGGGGATCCAAGATGACCGGACGGTTGATCTGAACGTCCCCGTGACCGACAACAATAGCGGATATCAATACCTAGACAACGACGTGTCCCGCGTCGCGCTCAGGGTCGGCATCGACAACGTGCCATCAGCCGTCACTTTCAGGCAGCAGCAGTTGGCCGCGATGAGCGAGGCGTTTAAATCGGCACCTCTGCAGTTCCAGCCGATCATGCTGCCCTTCCTGCTGGCGCTGATGGACCTGCCGAACCAGGGCGACTTGATTCGCGCTCTCAAGGGACAGTCGTCGACGCAATCTCCGGAGCAGGTGAAGCAGCTGATCGACCAGGCGGTCGAGCAGGCGCTCATCAAGGCGCGCCACGACGTGGAGATGGAGAAGATTCGGCAGCAGCAGCCGCTGATCGACGCTCAGGTGCAGAAGGTAGCCGCCGAGGCTGCAACGAAGGCGGTCGAGGGGTTCTTCAGCGCGACGCAGGCAGCGAACCAGATCGCCATGATCCCCGGAGTAGCTCAGTCGGCAGATCAGATTCTGCGGTCCGCAGGAATGCCCGATCATGACGCGGCGCCACTGATCGCCAATGCGCCGGCATCTGCGGTGTCGGCCGATCTGCCGCGCAACACCTCGCCGCTATACCCGGCAAACCCAGAGAACCCGGCTGTCGGCCTGAATCAAGGCATCGAGGGCGGGCAGCAACCAGCATAAGGAGCATGAAGCAATGAGCAACGTGAGCACCCAAAGGTCGGCGGTACGGTATGGCGCTGTGACGCCAAGTGATTCGACCGTCCTGCAGTTCAAGAGGTTGTACATCGGCGGCACGGGAGCGGTGGCCATCAAGAACGGCGTCGATGGGTCTGTGGTAACGTTCGCTGCACTTCCCGCCGGAACTCAACTGGAGGTCGTTGGTACGCACGTGATGGCGGCGACGACGGCGACAAACATCGTGTGGATGGACTGGTAGGCTCTGTCGGGATTACGCCCAATGGGGTATGGTGCGGGGTGTAGACAGACCACAGTCCCGCCCGGAGTAAACCGGGCTTTGCCTCCAGGATCGACCGTGCCAAAAATCTCAATCGTCATTCCGTCCGGCGCGGACTTTGCCGACCTTCAGCTCGCGCGTGACGCGGACGGCATGGTGTCGTTTCGCTGGGAGCCCATCGAGGCGATCTGCGAGGCCAGCGATGTTGATATTGAGGTGTTTCGAGACTCGCCGGAAGACAATCTTGGCGCACTGCTGGCGCATTGGTATCACGCCCACTTGGCCGGCGGTGGCGATCGGGATCCGACGTATGACGAAATGATCGCCGAAGTCGAGGCCGAGGACCGTCTTGGCGGCGGGTTTTCGCACCAGCCTGGTAGAGCTTGATGGCCCATCAGACGGAAAGGATTGTTACCGGCTCTGTGCTAGGGGAGGCGGTATTCGAGCACCCAGAATTTAGGTATCGCAAGCCCATTATTGTCCCGTTTGACGTTTTCAACTTTGACCCCGAGAGACTGCGAGCCACTGACGAGTATCCCCGCGGTTGGAACCCGCCTAGCTTACAGCCTGTTCCTGCGGTGGATCTGGTGGATTACAGCGTGAGCTTTGGCGATGAAGAGCCAACAGGGTTGTGCCGTGCGCAAATGACGTTGCTGCCCAACGAGGGTACCGCCGCGCGGAATCCCAAAGCCGTGCTCGATGTATGGGTGAATCATTCGGCTACGGAGGATAGGGAGTCCATGGGTTTCCTAGTGAAAAAAATGCTTGATATAGCGTTTCGACTCTGGGCGAGTCGTTCCTAGAATCTGGCCGCCATCGAGAGGCCGCCTACGGGCGGCTTTTCATTTCCCGCGGCACATGGGCGCCGCGTCCTCGCGCAATACCGCTTCCTATCATGACCACCAATCGGTATACATGATCCTGTCACAGGGCAGAACACCGCTCATGGACCGCAGCAGCCCGCCGTGATGGCGCGCATTCCGCAGCAGATGGAGGTCTGGCCGCAAGGCCAGGCCATTGATCAACCGCTCACATCCCGCTTCACGGCGATATGTGACCGGAGACCGCCGTGATGGCGGACTACTCCCGTAGATGGAGAGCGTTATGGAAATGGATTTGGCGTATTTCGAGGATCACCCGGACCAGTACGGCCAACTTTCTGACGCCGATCGTATGTCGCTGATGGCCGGCGAAACGATCAAGGGCGATATTACCGGCGAATCGCCCGACGCCGAAGATCAGAAAGTGCCGGAATCCGCCCTGTTGGATGGCAAGGTGCCGGAAACTGAAGCTGTTGTCCTGACGAAGGACGGGAAGCACACTATCCCGTTCGAGGAGCTTCAGCAGGCGCGCGAACAGGCCAGATACTGGCAGGCGCAGGCAGAGGGGGCAGCGCGGCAGATCGAGCAAGCTCCGGATCAGGCGCCAGCCGTCGATCTGAAGGATTTGCGTCGCCAGCTGCGCGAAGCCATGCTGCTTGATGACGATGCGCGCATCGACGAGCTTGATGCCGCGATCGACGCCGAGGTCACGCGCAGAGCCGAGGCCGCTGCTTACCAGCGTCTGGAGCGCCGAAGCGCGGAAGTTGCTCAGGAGGCTGCGCAGCGGGAGATGCAGGCGGTTGCGGAGAAGCTGGTCATCGACCATCCGTATCTCGATCACCAGGGGCAAAACCCGAATTGGGAGGCCATCGCCCAGGTTCAGGCGCTGCGCGATCTCTACGCTGCCAACGGCAAGCCGATAGCGCATGCCCTAGCCGACGCTGTGGCCAAGGTCGCGAAGATTTACGCCGTTGCGCCGACCGCTGCCGACGCCGTTGCCAACAAGGCGGCCGCGGCGATCGCCAACGCCAAACTCCGTACTCCGACAAGCCTTTCGTCCATTCCGGCGTCGGCAACGCCGCCTACCGACGAACTGCAGGCCGTTGCCATGATGAGCCCGCAGGAGCTGCAGGACAAGCTCATGGATATGCCGCGCGACAAGATCATGGAGCTGCTGGCTAGGCGGATGTAACCCACAACGCATCTCCGTCGTGATGACGGATCAATCCTCATACAGGAGTAACAATGTCACTCACCAGCATCCCCTACGGCTCTGACCAAGCGGTCAAGGTTCAGTCGGCTGGCCTGTTTGCGATGTGCATGCAACGCAAAACCGGGCTCAATCGGATGGCCGGCAAGATGAGCAAGCAAACTGATGCCAGCGGCAACATCCGCATGGTTTCCACCAACAAAAAGCCAATCGTCCGCGTCCAGGATCTGGCGAAGGCGGCCGGCGACGAGGTCACATTCGATCTGGTCAATCCCGTGAAGGCCATCCCGATCATGGGAGACGCCTGGGCGCAGGGCAACGGCTCGAAGATGTCTTTCTCGCAGGACCGCCTGCGCGTCAATCAGGCCCGCTTCCCGATTTCTGCCGGCGGGGCCATGTCGCAACAGCGGACGCCACACCAGCTCCGACCGCTGGCCCAGGATCAGGCGCTGTCCTCGCTGGAACGGTTTTCCGACCAGGCGACGCTGGTGCATCTGGCCGGCGCCCGCGGCTTCCACGACAACATCGAATGGTGCGTGCCTACGGCCAGCGACCCACGCTTCGCCAGCGTCATGGTCAACACCGTTCGCGCGCCGACGCGCAACCGCCACTTCATTTCGACGGGAAGCGGCATCGAGCAGGTGGCAGCCTCCGGCAACGCCATCACGATCGCCACGACGGACGTGATGAACTCCGATGTCGTCGATGGCATTGCCACGTGGCTCGACGGCATGACGCTGCCGCTTCCCGGCATTCAGTTCGAGAACGACGAGATGGCATCGGACTCGCCGCTTCGCGTGATGTTTGTCTCGGCCGAGCAGTACAACTCGTTCGTGCAGAGCACCAACTTCCGCACGCTGCAGGCAAACGCGATGGCGCGAGCGCAACAGGCCAAGAACCACCCGGTGTTCATGGGCGACGCGCTGCTGTGGCGTGGAATCCTGATCCTCAAGATGCCGAGGCCGATTCGCTTCTATACCGGAAACCCGATCAACTGGTGCCCGGCGACGACTTCGGCGACGGAAACCACGACGGACCTCGTCCCGGCCGGATTCGGCACGACCTACGCGGTGGATCGTGCCGTCATCCTGGGCGGCCAGGCGCTCGCCGAGGGCTTCGGCAAGCACATGGACAGCCTTGGGACGTACTTCACCGCCGAGGAAAAGAGCGACTTCGGCAATCAACTGGAATACGTCGTCGGCGAGATCGCTGGCCGGTCGAAAATCCGCTTCCTTGTCGATCACGGTAGCGACCAACAGTACACGGACTATGGCGTTGCGGTCGTCGATACCGCCGTGCGTCTGGCCGGCGTTTAAGGAGGGTTGAAGCATGGCAACCGTTACCAAGAAGTTCCTGAACCAGGAGCGTTCGCACACCGCTGTTTTCGGCAATCAGTGGGCGCAGGTTTTCACGTTCGAGACCAATTCGTCCGGCATCTTCGCGGCATCCGACCTGGCGACGGCCGTGCAGATCGGCGACGTGGTGCGCATGGGCCTTATCCCGGCTGGCGTTACGCTAACCCGGGCGATGGCGATCATCAGCGACGCCTTCGCGGCATCGACGACCTACAAGCTGGGGTTCCAGTACGCTGACGGAGTCGATTCGACGGCGGTGCCGCAGGATGACGACTACTTCATCGTCGCCGGCACGGCGTCATCGTCAGCGGCCCGCACGGAGGCGAACAATACCGCCGTGCGCCCGCTTACGCTGCCGAAGGATGCTTATCTGATCCTGACGCGCGCCGGCGCCGCTGATTCGGCGGCCGGAATTATGGATGTCGTGGTGGAAGGCATTCAGACCGGCGTCGCGTAAACGGCACTGATCGCTAGTCGCAACCTGGCCGCAGCGCATCGCGGCCAGGGTTTCCAGGGGGTATTGAATGCAGATCAACAACGCGCGAACAATCATGTATGTCGGCCATCGCGAGAACCACAAGGATGCGACCTACGGCACAGGCGAGTGGGCCAGAGGGCAAACAAAGGCCGTCGACTCAGCTGCAGCCGCCAAGATGCTGCGCCATCCCGACGTCTACCGGCTGATTGAGGATGGCGATGGGGTGGTGCATGATCCGGCCCCCGTTGCCGTTGCCGAAATCCCTCATGCAACACAGGATCGTGGCGATGTGCAGGACGCGCTGGACGTGATTCAGGCGATGGAGCCCGATGCGCTGTGCGCCTTCGTCGAGCGCAATTTTCAACAGAAGCTGGACCGTCGAAAGTCGGTTGGGAATCTTCGTGTTGACGCGGCAAATCTTGTTCATCAATTCGGGATGGCAGGATGACCCTCGGTGAACTGATCGCCACCTTCCGCCGCGACGAGGACGACAACCGCGTTCCCTACTCGTGGTCAGACGCCGACATAACCAAGTGGCTCAACGAGGCGCAGGAAGAGGCGTGCGTGCGGGCCAGGCTGATCTTCGACGACTCATCGGCGGTGACAACAGCATCCCTGGCCGCGGACGCCAATTCTGTTGCCGTCGACGCGTCGATCATCGAGATTTCCAGAGCGAATCTTGTCGATGCGGGCGACACGGTACATTTCCTGTGGCCGAGCGACCGTATCGAGCAGGACCGCCGAGATCCCCGCTGGCGCGAGACCACGGGGCGCCCGTCGGCGTTCATCCACAACGACAAGAGCGTGACGTTCAACCGCATCGCCGAGGCGGACTACACGGTGAGGTTCGAGGTGTATCGGCTGCCGTCGGTGCCGCTGGCGGACGCTGCCGACGAGCCGGAGATCGCCCCGGTGCATCACATCCGGCTGGTCGATTGGGTTCGCCACAAGGCGTATTCGATTCCCGACTCGGACCTCGTCAATGCGGGGACGGCACAGTCCGCGCTGGCCACCTTCGAAGATTACTTCGGACCGCGGCCGCAGGCCAATGACAGTCGTGCGCGAAACGCCAACCGGCCGCATCGCGTGAAAGCATGGTGAAGACATGAGAAAGATCGACACTCCTCCCGGTTACAACATTGTCCCTGGGGATTGCCTTGTCGCCACGGCCGAGCAGCGCCGCGCGCTGTCGATTGGCGAGGAGGACGCCGGGAAGCTGATCATCCAGAAGGATACCGGGCGAATGTACCTGGCGACTCTGACGGAGGGGGCGAAGGACCTGACGGACAGTCATGCGGCGGAGCATGCGGCGATGGGCAACCCGCTGTGGAAATGCGGCATTCCGTTTATCCTTTTTGCTGGCGACGGCGGATCGAACGGGCTGATTTTCAACGGCGCGGCATCTGGTGCATTCACACTGTCGGCGGCCGTCATGGCCAACTTCATTCCCCCAAAGTTTTACGCCTATCTTCCCTCCGACCAGGCGTACTCAGGCAGCGCCGCCGGGTGGTACTACGGAACCAT